AAGTGGAATCTGCGAACCTGGACCGAACGTCTCGAGGAATTCTTTCCTTCTGACGACTTTCTCGTCCCTAATGCTCGGTTTGCTGCCGAGCTGGACGAGGAGTTGGATGTCCTCGAACCTGGCGCCGAGATGCCCGTACGGGTTATCACGGTACCTAAAACGCTCAAGTCACCTAGGATAATTGCGATAGAGCCGGCTGCGATGCAATATGCGCAGCAGGCCCTTCTTCGCAGTTTCCTTAACGCGTTCTCAGAGGATAGCTTCCTCTCCCGCGTGATCGGTTTCGATGACCAAGACCCTAACAGGTCTATGGCCCGCGAAGGTTCCCTCAGCGGGGAACTTGCTACACTAGATCTTAGTGAAGCTTCCGATCGTGTCTCGAATCAGCACGTACGTGCCATGTTGTCCGATTTCCCCCATTTGCTAGGGGCTGTCGATGCAGCAAGGTCACGGAAGGCTGACGTACCTGGCCATGGCGTTCAACGCCTGGCCAAGTTCGCGTCTATGGGTTCAGCTCTCTGCTTTCCGTTTGAAGCCATGGTCTTCTTGACCGTGATCTTCCTCGGTATTGAAAGGGAGCTAAGTGCCCCACTTTCTCGCGAGCTGATGATCAATCAGTTTCGTGAGCAGGTGCGCGTCTTTGGGGATGATCTTGTTGTCCCCAGAGACTATGTGCTGTCCGTCGTCGACGAGCTGAGTGCTTTTGGGCACAAAGTAAACGTCGGCAAGTCCTACTGGACCGGAAGGTTCAGGGAATCTTGCGGTAGGGAATATTTTGAAGGCCATGACGTTAGCATTGTCAAGGTCCGACAAGTACTTCCCACCCGACGGCAGGATGCGAATGGAGTCGTTGCTGCTAACGCTCTTCGGAACCAGCTCTATTGGGCTGGCCTCTGGGAGTCTGCAGCATTTATGGACGACTACATGAGGAAAGTGCTAAAGCACTATCCAAATGTTGCGCCCACGTCTCCGTTGTTGGGCAGGGAGTCGGTTCTCGGATATGAATTCGAGACCCTTCATCCATTCCACCACAGCCCCATAGCTAAGGGCTATTACGTGGTGGCCAAACCTCCTCGAGATCCTCTCGAGGGGACTGGTGCCCTTCTCAAGTGCCTCAGTAGGTATCCCTGGGAGGGGTACGGTTTCACCGTACCCTCCTCCA